GTTGTCACTATCTATACCTGATGTTAAAACATCAATACGCACTGATGCGAACCTACGGGCCATCCACAGTGATGCTTTGAGTAGTAAGCGGTTGTCGGCAGTGAGCCACCGCAACGCAGGACTCCATAGAGCCACCAGCGACGGACTCCAGAGAAAGACAGCCAAAGAGACCGGCGTCAAGCCAATCCCTTTTTGTCTAATTCATTAGGAGTTCCAAAATGGCATTTGCCAATCCCTCAGTTAGCGACATCGTCGCAACGACCATTCAGTCCCGTTCGCGTCAAATCGCAGACAACGTCACCAAGAACAACGCCATCCTTCAGCGCCTAAATCAGCGCGGCAAAGTTCGCACGTTCTCTGGCGGTAACGTCATCCTCGAAGAACTCTCTTTTGCCGAGAACCCAAACGCTGGTTTTTACAGCGGCTACGACCTGTTGCCTGTTGCCGCAGCTGACGTTATCAGCGCAGCCGAGTACCAGATCAAGCAGTTCGCAGTGCCTGTCGTAATCAGCGGCCTCGAGCAGCTGCAGAACGCTGGACGCGAGCAGATGATCGACTTGATGGAAGCACGCATCAACGTCGCTGAAAGCACGATGGCTAACCAACTCTCGACCTCGATCTACTCCGACGGCACCGGCGACGGTGGCAAGGAAGTAACCGGACTCGACGCTGCTGTGCCCACCAATCCAGCCACAGGCACCTACGGTGGAATCAACCGTGCAACCTGGTCCTTCTGGCGCTCAGGCAAGTTCGATGCAGCTACCGATGGCGGCGCAGCGATCTCCTCAAGCAACATCCAGACATACATGAACGCACTGTGGGCCAAGCTGGTTCGCGGCAGCGATCGTCCTGACCTGATCGTCATGGACAACGTCATGTGGTCGTACTACATGGGTTCGTTGCAGCCACAGCAGCGCTTTACTGATCCTGCTTCTGCAAACCTCGGCTTCCCCACGATTAAGTTCATGGACGCTGACGTTGTGCTCGACGGCGGTATCGGCGGCGCATGTCCTGCAAAGACTGCGTTCTTCTTGAACACCAAGTACATCTCCTGGCGCCCTCACCGTGACCGCAACATGGTTCCGCTGTCACCTGATCGTCGCTACTCCATTAACCAGGACGCCGAGGTTCAGATCTTAGCGTGGGCTGGAAATTTGACATGTAGTGGTGCGCAGTTCCAGGGTCGCTTGTTTGACACCACGGCCTAACAAGAAGCTCTCCAGGTGGTGAGCATCCTTAGCACAGCCTTCTTCGATTACTCGTAGGGGCTGTGCGCTTTTTGGAGATACGAAATGGCAGCAACATTTTCAGCAGCACCCGCATCCAAGATCCACGACATCACTGCGTCACAGGCTACTGGTGCGGTATCGACCGGGATTGGATACCCATCCCCGACGGCAGTAACCGGCGATGTAATCGCTGACTCGCGGATCGGCGGCACGGCATTTAACCTCACGGTTCGTGCAGCCGCTCCAGCAACAACTTAGTAGTCCAAAACAAAGGGGGCCTCGATGCCCCCTTCTTTTAACAAGGAAAATCCATGATGAATACCACCCAGCGAGAAGTACGTCTTGACGACCTGCTTAACGATCCGTTCTCCCGCAATGACTCTGGTCTTGCCGGCGGCGTGCGTTCAGAAGATGACGCGCGTTTCCAGAACGACAAGAAACTGCATGTGCGCTTTTATGCACGGCCCGAAATGAACGCGGCGAAGTCGCGTGAAGCAGGACGCCCGATCTACGAAGAAGTTGATTTTGTTGAAATCATGGTCCCTGGCGATAAGCACAGCGTAATCGATCGCTTGGTGCGTAATCTCGATACGCGCCGCTTTTCGCGGCAATGGGCTGCGTACAAAGAAGGCAGGGCCGATCAGCAATCTGGCACTCCGCTCACCTCGTTGCCGTTCATGTCGGCATCAAAAGCCGAGGAATACAAGTTCTTCAACATCGTCACCGCAGAGCAGCTCGCTGCAGCGGCCGATGGCTCAAGCGCTGCCCAGGCAATTATGGGTTTTAACGGCGACAAGCAGAAAGCCAACGCCTACCTGCAAATGGCGGCAGGTAACGCCCCAATCCTTCAGATGCAGCAATCGCTTGAGGAAAAGGACAACCAGATCAGCGCCATGATGGAACAGATGAATCAAATGAATCAGCGCTTGATGGAGCTTTCACAGAAATCCAGCAAGAAAGCTGTGACAGCTGAGTAAAGGAAACCTGGATGCCAACCTATCAAACGCAAAGCTACTTGACGCTGCAGACAATCATTCAGTCTGTTTGCAAGATGGTTGGCTATCCAGTCGCGGTTGACCCCGCCGGCAGTACAGACCCTGCTGTGCAACAAATGGTCGAGGCTTTGAACATGTCTGGCGAGGACATGCTCAACTTGTACGGGTGGCAGCGCCTGTCGAAGCTATACGAGATTGATATCGTTGCTGAGTATCCTGGTCAGCTTGAGCGCTCGTTCGATCTTCCTGGTGACTTCTGGCAGTTCATCGACCAGACCCAGTGGAATGTCGACACGCGCCTACCTGCGATCGGCCCGATCTCTCCGCAAGCCTGGCAGCAGCTGCGCATCCGTATGCCAAAAGTCGTACTGACATTTCTATGGCAGATCCGCGACAGCAAGCTCTGGATTCAGGCGCCGCCATCAAGCTCGCAAAAGCTCTCGTTCTATTACCAGTCAAACGGCTGGGTGCAGGACGCTGACGACCCCACCGACTTCAAGAACTACGCCAACAAGAACGGTGACACGATTTTGTTGGACGGCTATTTGATGAAGCTTCTCACTCGAGTGAAATGGCTCGAGATGAAAGGCTTTGACTCTGCGGTCGCGATGCGTGACTTCCAGGTCAACTACGAGAACCGCAAGGGCAATGACGTCGGCGCTCAGGTGCTGAACATGGCACAGACGCAGGCCTTCCCGTATTTGAATACGGCAACCAATGCTCCAGATTCAGGCTACGGTGGAGTGGGCTACTGATGCCTCTTGTACCTCTCGCAATGTACAAGACGCCACGGCGTGCGGCGCAAGCTCGCAACCACCAGGTCGCGGCTTTGCTCGCCCCTACCAAGGGGCTGAACTACCGCGACTCGTTTATCACGTTGGATCCAAAGGACGCGGTCGTCCTGAATAACTTTGTTGCGCGTCCTACTGGTGTGCAGCTGCGCGGCGGCTATCAAAAGCATGCCATTGGGCTTGGTGGCGCGGTTGCGTCGTTGATGCCTTACCTGGCTCAGAACCCGCTCAACAGCAAGCTTTTTGCGGCCGTTGGCGCTGAGATATTTGATGTCACGACAGCTGTGGATTCTCCATTGCCAGAAGAGACAACAACATCCACCGATGGAATTTGGAGTTCGTTGATGTTCTCGGGTGCTACCGAGAACTATCTTTGCATGACCAGCCCATCGGGCGGCTATTGGACATACGACTCGACAACGGGTTGGACTGATCGCGCTGCGGCAGTAACTGGCCTAACTGGCAACTTTGGATCCATTGCCGCGTGGAAGCGTCGCCTTTGGTTTGGTGCAAACGGCACGGCCAAGGTCTACTACCTTGCCCCCAATGCACTGCAAGGTGCAGCCACCGAGCTCGACCTCGGACCATTGATGCAGCGTGGTGGCTCAATCGTAGCAATGGTTAACTGGACATATAACGCCGGCATCGACATTGATGACTATCTAGTGTTCTTTGGCTCGCAGGGTGACGTCATCGTCTACCAGGGCACTGATCCTGATGAACCTGCGACCTTTGCGCTCAAGGGTATTTGGTACGTCGGGCGTCCCCCCGTAGGTGATCGGTTCTTCACCGAATACGGCGGTGAATTGTTCATTCTTACTGAGCTTGGTTTGTTGCCATTGTCAAAGATGGTCAACGGCCTGGTCGCCAATACCTACAACGTGTTGTCGGCACCAATTGCTCCAGTTCTTTCTCCTCTTGTTTCGCGATTGATCGACGAGCCAATTTGGGAGCTCGGTCTCATCGAGGACAACGATGTCTTGATGGTTAAGGTTCCGCGAGACTCAAGCAATTACACGCAGTACGTCATGTTTATTCAGACCGGCGCATGGAGTACGTTTACCGGCATGCCGATTAACTGCAGCAAGACCTTCAACGGCCAGATGTACTTCGGAGATGAAGACGGAAATGTCCAGCTTGGACTAAACGTAAAGCGCGACGGCATGGACATCAATGGCGTCGGTGGAACGTATGTTGTCGGCCAGTGCCAGGGCGGCTTTAACGCATTTGGAGCCCCGGCAAACCTGAAGATTTTTGGCATGGCTCGCCCGATCCTGATCGGTGCTAACCCACCTGCCGTCCAAGCTCAAATGAACGTCGAGTACAGCTTTAACCCGATTTATTCCTCTCCAAGCTTTAACGCAACGGTGGGAGCCAACTGGGATGAGGGCGTATGGGACGAGGCTTCCTGGTCAGGCTCAATAAACACTTATGCCGCTTGGGTTGGCGTGCAGAACATGGGCTACTACGGCTCGCTGCGTTTGTCGGTAAAAGGCGACCCAGGGACCGTCTATGTATCGAGCAATGTGATGTATCAGACTGGCGGGGTGATGTGATGCTGGTTAGCGCACGCACCGACGCAGAACGCAGGACAGCAGCCGGCATCTTGTTTGAAAAGGCCGGCGTGCAGCCATGTGCAGATATGCAGGCGCTGGTCTGGATCAATGATGAACAGCAGGTTGAATGGGTTGTCGGATACACGGGTTTCGTTGGCAAAACTTGTCAGATGCACGTTGTGAACTTAGTAACGCGTAGAGCTCCTCGCAAGCTGTTGTGGGCTGCGTTTGACTATCCATTCAACCAGCTTCGTTTGCAGACGGTGCTTGGCATCGTCAACAGCAAGAACGGGCAGGCGATGAAATTTGATCGCCATTTGGGTTTTAAAGAGCTTTTGCGACTTGAAGGTCAGCATGAAAACGGCGGCGATCTAGTCGTCTTCGCAATGGACAAAGACGAGTGCCGCTGGATACAGGAGAACGAGCATGAAGAAAGAATGGTCGCGTAGAGAGCTCTACGCTCACGGCGAACCCTTTGGTGACTGCGCTACCCAGCGAAAGCTCGGCGGCGGCTACATCTGCGGCGGTGGTGGCAAAGGTTCAGCGCCCCCAGCTCCTGACTATACGGCTGCAGCTGAGAAGCAAGGGCAGTCCTCGCTTGAGGCCATTCGAGCTCAGACAGCGGCCAACCGACCCAATCAGTACACGCCCTGGGGAAGCCAGACCTGGACGAACAACAAGACGTTCGACCAGGCTGGGTATGACAAGGCGCTTTCTGACTACAACGCGTCCTACAAGCCTGCTACAGACGGCAGCTGGGAGTATGGCGGCGGTGGCGATGCCGGTGCTACATCGATATGGAGACCGGGCACCGCTGGCTCCTACGGCATGGCAATGCCCGATCGCAGCAAATTTGAGGGACAGGACAATTGGACTCAGACCACGACCTTGAATCCCGAAGCGCAGCGAGCACTTGATTCACAGATCGCACTCCAGGGCGACAGAAGCGAGCTTGCACGCAGCTTTATGGATCGGGTGCAGGGCGACATGTCCAAGCCGTTTGATTGGTCAGGGTTACCAGACAAAGGTAAATCACTAGAAGCTACACAGTTTGATCGTGTTGGCACAGCTCCGCGCCTGCAGACTGACCTCGATATGTCAGCAAATCCTGCAGAGCGCATGCGCATCGAGAATGCACTGTTTGATCGTATGCGTCCGATTCACGATCAGCAGCAAACAGCTCTAGACGCCAAGCTTGCAAACATGGGCATCACGGCTGGATCG